ATTCCCAGTTGCAGGCTCCCGCGCGCTTCGCCGTCCAGCTTCACGGCCAATTCATCGGCCTCGAAGCTGCAGTTTGTATGGACGCTGGCGTCCCACGGGTCCACGAAGGTGAACGCTCCAAAGCGGCCCTGCTGCGATTGAAAGAAGTCGTAGATCGCCGCCATCTCCGTATCGTCCAGCAACTCCAGCCTGATCACCCACCTGGTCGCCGCTGCTCCGCGCTGAGGGAATCTCTGCTCGCTGCCGTCCAGAAACCGAAACGTTTCGGTAGCGTATCCGGCTGTCCGGCTCGCCGGATACTGCGCCACCGCCCCGGTCTTCAACAGTGGGAACGTGCTCATAAGTCGCTCACCACGTCGTTCAGAGAGTTTGAGTTCAGCATCGCCTGCCGCACCGCCCTGGCGATGTCCTGGCTGTGGTCGAGGAATGACTGGCTGTCCATCGCGTTCACCTGCACGGTGATCTGCTGCGGGCTCGTTGTCACCGCACCGCCGCTTTGCATTCCCCCGCTCCCGCCCCAATCGGTCGCATTCGCGCCGCGGTAGACGTCGCCCTCGAATTGCACCGATTCCGGCGCAGTGTACTCGCTCAGTGCCGGTGGCGCCGTCGCGTCCCCACCCCCTCCGAACAGGCTCACCAGGCCGCTGATCAGCGGGGAAACCCCCAGGCCGCTCTCGAAGACGCTCGCTACCGCGCTGCCTACCGTGTCCAGCGCGGAGCTTCCGCTCGAGCTCGACTGTGCGCTCGCCCCGGCGCTCTGGCCCACCGCGTCCGCCTGCACCTGCTCCACCGCCCGCAGTTGCTCGACAGCCGCCGCCAGCGCCCCGGCTGCGTCCCCCGCGCCCGCCGCATCGGAGGCGCCCTGCCCCTGCTCGGCCTGCTTCCCGAGCGGAGCCGCGTCCCGGGCTTCTAACCCCTCCACCGGCTCTGGCACGGCGCCCGCCTGTCCAATCCTTCCCAGTTGAGCGACAGCCTCCGCCAGCGGCTCTGCCGCATCGCCTGCACCCGACGGGCTGGAACTCCCCGCGCCTGCCGCATCGGAAGGCGCCGCGGTCACGCTCTGCACAACGGCCGCCATCTCAGCGCTGCTACTGGCCCCGTCTACTAGCCCCTTTAGGACGTCCGCCTGCTCCACCGCTTGCAGTTGCTCCATCGCTGCCGCGAGCGCCCCTGTCGCATCGCCTCCGTTCGATGGGCTGGAACTTCCCGCGCCTGCCGCATCGAAACCGGCCTGCGGCGGTTCGGCCTGCGCCACCGGCCACGGCACGGCGCCCGCCTGTCCAATCCCCTGCAGTTGAGCGACAGCCTCCGCCAGCGGCTCTGCCGCATCGCCTGCACTCGACGGGCTGGAACTCCCCGCGCTGGCGGCGCCGGTTGCCGCGTCCCCGGCTCCCAACTGTTCCGCCAGCTCTTCGAGCGGAGTCGCCCCGTCGTCCGCCGGCCCCTCGGTCCCGCCCAGTTCGGTCGCGAGCCTTATCAGCAATTCCTCAAGTCCGCCGTTAGCGTTGGCCACGCTTCACCTCGCTCAGAAGCTCCCGTTCCAGAATCGTCATCGCTTGCACCTCGCGCGCACTCAGTGTCCGCGGGTCCGGGTAGCCCAGCCGCTTCCACGCCTGGAACTCCTCCAGCCACGCTCTGCTCGCCCCGGAGACGTACGATTTCGGGCACTCGTTCGTCGCCACTCCCGCCCGCGCCCAGACCACCCGCGGCGGCGTCGCCAGTGCCGCCGGCATCCGGCCGCATCTGCGCTTGGTCTCCAGCCCGCTCTTCCTGCATTCGTCGCACCTCCACCCGGCTGGGTTCGAGAACTGGAAGTGAAAGGCGACTCTCAGTTTTTTGCTTCTTCCGCCGTCAGCCCGCACTCCGCCTTGATCGCTGCCACCATCTCCCGGCACAACGATTCGGGCCCTCGGGCGATGGCCGATTCCACCGTCGCCGGTTCCCCGTCAACCGTCAGACCCTCGATCTTGCGCAGCCCCCACATCAGGTAGATGCAGTCGATCTCGCGCGCCATGATCGCCCCTTCGAGCTTCTCGCGGGCGGCGCTGCCGGCTTCCAGGTGCTCCACCGTCCCGGCCAGCTCCCAGATCCGCCGCGTCAGCTCCACCCGCCGCCCGAAGGACATCCTCGCGATTGTGAACCAGACCCCCGCCAGCGTTTTCGATTCCACCCGCGTCTCGCTCGAGTACTCCATCTTTTGCCGCCTATCCGAACGCCACGTACATTTCGTCGTTCCCCGTCCCCTGTGCCCGGCAGCCCGAGAGCTTCCACTGCAACCGCGTCTGGCTGTCGTCGAATTGAGGTACCTCCGGAACCACGCTCTTCAAATACACGCCCGCGAGTTGCCCCGGCTGCTGCCCCAGTTGCAGGATCACCGCGATCGGCGAACTCTGCCGCGCCGCCTGGTAAAGCGCGCGCGTTGCATCGTCGTTGGTCTCGAACAGCTCGATATCCGCCGTCACTGTCCTCATGCCCGGCGCCAGGCACCGCGGAATGTCCGTCCCGAACTCCCGTTCGCGTTTGTCGAGCGCATTCTGCAGCGTGACCTTCGCCGCCGTGACCGTGAAGAATTGGTCCGGCCCCGTGCCCAGCCACGCCTGTCCCAGGTGGCCGGGGATGATCGAGTAGTTGTACGGCTCGAGCGTCGGCTCCGTCGGGAAACTTGCCAGCCCCCCTTGCCCGGCCGTGAAGCTGGTGCTGTCGATCACATCGGCCGCGATCCCGTTGAACTCGAACTCGTGGTAATCGCCGTTGACGTTGACCGTCATCTGGTCCACCGCCGCCCCGCACAGCACCCGCTGAACCGCCGCCCCCGGGCACCAGTAGTCGAAGATGCTCACGCTCGCCAGCCCCGTCGCCGGCTGGTACGTGACGGTCGCCCCGATCGGCGATCCCGTCGTCGGCGTCACCGTGAAGGGTGAGCTGAGTGCCACGGTCATTGGATCGACGACCGCGCTCACGAACCGCAGTTCGCTGCCGAAGGTCACCGCCTGGCCCGGCGAAAGCGAATGCGCCGCCGCGAAGCTCAGCAGTCTCGTGTTCGCGTTCGTGGCCGCCGTCCCGCCCGCGAAATAGGCCGGTCCCGATCCCAGGCTGGCCCGGAACAAGGGCCCGTACACCGGTTCCGTGTTCGGTGTGTCCCAGCTCGTCATGTAGCTCGTCAGGTCGAACGTCGTGCTCTTTCTCAAGCCCGCCGGCGTTCCCCCGAAGGTTCTGGTGCCCGTCTTGTCTTTCCGTTCGGGCCGCAGCGTTTGCTGCCTGGCCGTGAGCTTCACGGCCGGAATCCGGTTCCCGCTCTGGATCGCCGGCACCTGCCCGTAGTTTGACTCCAGCCCCACGTAGAGCCGGTTGTTATTGGATGATATATACCCGCACGCCATTGCTTCTCCCTCCCCCGCTTAGTAACTCACGTCCACGTCGAAGCTGATCTTCGCGGCCTCGAGAAAGTTCTTGCCGCCCCTCTTCACCGGCCCGAACGCAACCTCGTATCCGCCCGCGTAGAACATCCCGCTTCCCCAATCCCCTCGCCCGGAATCCAGAACCTCGGCCGCTGCCGCGGCGTAGAGCTGAACGTCCCGCGCCAGTCTCTCTAGCCGGTCGTGGGAGACCCGGATCTCCACCGCCATGCCCACCGTTCCGGAGAATGTCCGGAATTTCTCCCGCAGCGTGTTGTCCAGCTTTTCGCAGTAGACATACACGGCCGGATAAGTCGCCCCCTCGGTTTTTTCGATCGTCTCGAACGCAACGTTCGCCGAAGCGATCTGCGCCGCCTCGATGGGAGCCAGCTCGGCGTTCTCCTGTTGCCCCAGGTTCGCTACCGTGAAGGGCAGCCCCGTGCCGCCCGCCAGCATCTCTACCACTTTCCGTGTCGCCGCCGCCCCGATCGCCAGCATCCCTACCCCCTGTTCAGCATTCCCGCTACACGCAGGTACATCTCCGGCCTCTGCCCGCACCCCGCCGGCTTGCCCTTCTTCAATCCCTCCGCCGGCTCGGTCCAGGTTTCGCCCGGTGCAAGCGGGGAGTCGTTCTGCTTGGTCAACCCGGTTGGGGAATAGCTCGCATACACATTCCACCCGTTCGCTATCGCCGGAGGATTCACGGCTTCGACCGTCAGCGCGCTCGCCCCGGCCGTCGTCACCGCCGTAATCGCGCTCGGCGCTCCCTCGACTCCGCCATTGCCGACCCATGTCACGCGCACGAAGTAAGTCGCCGCCGCCGCCTGTCCCGCCACCGAGCCCAGTATCGGCTGGCATGGCCTCGGCACGGGTGCGCTCGTCATCCCCAGTCCGCTGTCGAGCAGCGTCTGGCGAGCCCAGCCCGCCAGCTTGTCGTATTCCTGCCACTTGCCTTGAAAACGATCGTTGAGCTGCTGGTTGTACGCGTCTCTGAATGCCAGGCTGAGCGTCCGAAACGTGTGCCACTTGTGCAGGGCTTCGGTCACCACCACGTGTCCCAGACCCTGCCGCGCCAGCGCGACCCACAGGTCGCCCTCATATCCGTACCGGCGTCTCAGCAGCGCCTCGAGTTCCACTCCCAGCTCCTCCTGCGCCAGCTTCAGCTTGGCCGTCAGGTCGATCTTCTCCGTCCTGGCTACGTCCAGAATCGCCGACTCGTATTCGACGAGTTCCTCGATCGTTGATATCGATCCATCCGTGAATAGCGCCATCGCCGCCCTTCATCCCTTCTTCGGGACGCTCTTCAGCGCCCGCAGATCCGCGTCCGAAAGCACCGTGAACTGCATTTTGCCTGCGGCTGCCAACTGGTCCGCCGCGGCCTTCGCCTGCGCCACCTGGTCCCGGAACTGCTTGGCCTCCCCATCCGTCGCCAGCCGCGCCTTTCCGTCCACCACCAGGAAGGCCGCCAGCGCTTTTGCCACCTCGCTCGCCAGTCCCGCCTGCCCTCCGTCCGGCGTATCGAGGCTGATCACTACCACGTAGGCTTCCGCGATTTTCTCAGCCACCTGCCGCACTTTTTGATAAAACGCTTTCAAATCCATACATCCTCCCCTGGCGGCACGCCTGGGCGCGCCTCCCTCTCTCCGCCGTCTCCGTTTTGGAACCCCTGGCCCACTCCCGCGTGCCGAGCCCTTACTGGCGCCGCCTCGAGGCCGGCCTCGCGCGCCGCAGCTACGTTCACGCCACGACCGACGCGTTGTCCGACGCCTCGGCCCGCGCTCGACCGAAGGGGCTAGGCCGCAGCTACGCCCGGTAGCTGCGGCGCCGCCCGATGTGAAACGCCGCCGGTTAGCGGCAGTCTGCCTACGAGTTCACCTGCACGCCAAACTGGTTCCTCAGCACACCCACGCCGTACAGCACGTCCACCGTGAACTGCTGCGCCAGAGTGTTCGGCTGGTAGCTCAGGATCACCCGCATCCCGAAGTTGCCCAGCTCGGCGTACTCCGCGATCGCTCCCGTGCCCGGCAGCGGCTGCGGCAGGCGCCGCAACACCAGACCCAGTGCGCTGCGCGTGAAGGCCAGGTTGTGAGTCGTCACCGGAGCGCTCCCGGTCTTGGCGACGAACTGCGACCGGAACACGAAGAAGTCCTTGATCTTCCCCACCGTCCCGTCGATCAGCGCTCGAAGCCCCGCTTCTCCCGCCGTCTGGAACTCGCTGAAGCGCTCGATCTGCCGCAACTGCGCGTATGTGTTCGCGTCTACCACCAGGTACCGCGGCTCGCTGGCCGGCACCTTCGCCTGGAAAAGCGCCGTCTCGGCCGCATCGACGGCCGCCTCGGTGATCGGCGATCCCGGCGTTCCCACCGACCCGTTCGAGCTGAAGCTCGCATACGTGTTCAGCAGGTCCGTCTCGATCCTCTCGGCCAGCGCTACCATCGCCGGCTGCATGTACAGTCTCAGCAGGTCCGGCACCGCCAGCACCTTGGTCACGTCCGGTACCTGGAACGTCGCTTCTGCGTGCGTGTTCAGCACGATCTGCGCGTTCCCCAAACTCGGGTTCTGCAACTGCACCGCATTGCCCTCGGCCAGATTGTTCGCCACCAGCGTCGGCGGGATCGGCACGTTCACCGTGTCGCCCCCCTGCGCAAGCGTCGGTTCGAAATCGCGATTCACAAGGTTCCCCATCACCAGGGTCCCCATCAGAGCGGGTAAGGCGTCTGCGGCCACCAGCTTCACAATCGCGTTCGCTACGTTAGCTGAAGTAATTGCTGGCATTCCTCTCCTCCATTCGTCTCGCCCCGCTCAGATGCCCCTGAGCGATTGCGAGGTAATTCGTAAGATGTCCTGCCGGATCCGGTCCGCTTCCTCCGGACTCATCCCCGGCCGGATTTTGTCCAGATCGCTCACCACCACTGCCGGCGCCGGCGCCTTGTGCCCCGCCGTGATTCCCGAACCCCCTTGGATTCGCGCCGGCAGAAACTCCGGGTTCTCGTTCAGGAAGTGCGAAAGGTACTCCTTCACACCCACCTCCCCGGCGTCCCCTCGCGCCAGCAGCCGTCCGTCTTCCGCGCGGAAAATATCGTCCTTCACCGCTTTGAACGCGATGTCGACTTTGCTCACTCCCAGCCGTTGCAGTTCCGACCGGATGGTTGCCCCCCGGTCGGCTTCCTCCGCCATTTGCCGGCTGCGCTGGTTTTCGGCCACCAATTCGTTCAGCCGGCGCTCGAGCTGCTCCCGCTTCTTTTTCTCCTCCGCCAGCTCGTTCTTGTAGGCGGGCTCGTTTCTCGCGTGCTCCTTCCTCAGGAACTCTTCGATCGTGTCCTTCACGATCGCCCGCACTCCCTCGTTCTGCCCTTGCACTTGTTCTTCGTTCATATCTTTCCCCCGGGTCCGCGGCGCTCTACCCCGCCGCTTCCTCGATCTCCTTCACGATCTGGTCTTTCAGTTCCTGCCTCACGTCGCACAGGTATTTCTGCGCGAGCCTCTTGAAGATCTCTTTGCGCAGCGTCGGCGACCCCACGCCCAGGCCCAGCAGCCGCTGCGCGTCGTCGAGCTCGCCCGAGAAGTCCCCGATGTCGAACTCGTCCAGCCCCGCCACGTCCACCGTCAGCCCGTCCTGCCGCGCCGCCGCGATCGCCCGCAGCAGGCGCTTCAGAGTCCCCTTCA